AAATAATCAGATTTGTAATCATTAGCGCGCTTAACAAAATTTTCGTGAGTTCTATTGTCCGAAAATAAGTGAAGGTGGTTCAAAATAGATACAAAAAGTTGTCGAAATTCAATAGAGATGCCTTCAGCACCAAACCAATTTTGTAAGTGTTTAAATGTCTCACTGATAGATTTAGTACGATCAGTGCGCTGTATGGCACCAAGAAGAAATATTGATAAAGTAATATCATGGTAGTCACCGGGTGAAACATTCCAACGATCATGATAAGTTACTGGGCCAATCTTAATAGATCGCAAAAGCCCAGAAGCAACAGTAGCTAATTCAGTATATTTATACGCTTCATCAGCTTGACGCACAGTGTAGGACATCAACTGGTCGACAACATGTACAGGCACAAGATAATGCTTAAGTGTGCATTGCGGAGCAGCAAAATTACGAAATATGCTCTCTCGCATACTTGGAACCAAGTAAAATTGGCTCGATAGATTACCAATAGGAACACATAAATCAATAAAACCACCATAGTTGCCAGTACGAGTCAATGTGATCATATGCATTGGGCCAAAAGTTTGATTAGTTTCACGAACTATGCGAAATGTGTCAGAAGTAATTGAAGTGAAATTAGCCCAAAAACGCCAGTTGTTAAGACTATGTCGATAAGGAATACAAGAGTCGTTGAGTGTAAAGAAAACGTCGTCACCAAGTATGTGACAACGATGTGATAATTCATCAGCATTTTTTAAATGTGTTGAATACAAAAAGAGTGGTATATACATGTAAATAACCATCTTAATCAATCCATGTTTGTCAAAAATTTCAATAAGTTGTTGTGGTGTAATGTCGTACATCGAATGCACAGAATAACAAATTTGTGCAGGAAATTCACAGTTTTCAGCACCATCAACACAAGCAGGTGTGGCGGTGCGAGAATTCAAACCCTTAACACAGAGTGCTGAAAGTTGCTCTCGACTCAATGTGTTAGCAACAGTACGACATGCTTCACGAACGGAGTCAATTTTGAGACAATTATGATTGGCACCAATTTTAGTATTGGCATTGTCTCCAATAGTCATGACAGAAAGACCACGATTAATCATCAAACGAGCATCGCGGTCACTTTCATAATTAGCGTATTCATTGAGAATAGCAAGCACAGGATGTGCACTAGATCTTAATTGCACATTATTATCATCATTTTGAAAAACGTACCGATCTTTAAAGTACGATTGTAATATTTCAGCATCACGATCTGAAATATGATAATTGTGTCGGAAAGCAGCTGCCAACCGATTACGTTCTAAATGAACGAGAACCTCACCACGGAGAACCTCAAGTTCATCCTTGGTGAGGGTAGGAGCATTTTCATATGTAACTG